ATCCAAGGGCCTTCTCGTAGGGACCAGAAAGGACAAGACGACGATGAACTTTTTGCAAATCATTCAAACGATTCTCAGCGTGGCTCCCTCCGGCATTCAGTTGACGCAGGAGGTGGTGGCGCTCGTTCAGGCCATCGAAGCCGCTTTCACCGCCGGCCAGACTCCGGCGACTCACCAGCAGGCCGTGGCGTCGGCTCTCGGCGCCCACCTCGCCAAGGCGTAACTCCCAATCCAAATGAAGACCGCGCAAGATACGACCACGAGTCAGGAGAGTTCCGTGACACCCGAGCGTGTCTTGCGCGATCTGCTCGTAGAGCGCTGGCCGATCGACCGCCTGATTCCCTACATCCGCAACGCGCGGACGCATACGGAAGAGCAGATCGCGCAGGTCGCCGCCAGCATCGTTGAGTTCGGGTGGACGAATCCAATCCTGGTCGGCGCGGACGGAGTGATCATAGCGGGTCACGCGCGCCTGCTTGCCGCCCGGAAACTCGGGATGACCGAAGTCCCGGTCATCGTCCTCGATCACCTCTCCGAAACACAACGGCGCGCGCTGGTCATCGCAGACAATCGTCTGGCGATGAATGCCGGTTGGGACGAGGAGATGCTGCGGGTCGAGTTGGAGTCCCTCCAGGTGGACGGCTTCAATCTGGACATCGTCGGCTTCAGCGACGAGGAAATTGAAGCACTGCTCCAGGAACCGGAAGAGGCTCGCGCCGGGAACACCGACGACGATGCAGTCCCGGAGACGCCGGAGACGGCGGTCACGGTCCCCGGCGATGTGTGGATTCTGGGTGAGCACCGCCTGCTCTGCGGCGACAGCACGCAGATGGAATCCGTGGAGAAGGTGCTTGCCGGTGGCCTTGCCGACATGGTCTTCACCGATCCGCCGTACAACGTGAACTACGGCGCGACGATGAAGGACAAACTACGGAGGAAATCCCGCAAGATCGCCAACGACAATCTGGGCGATGGCTTCGAGCAGTTCCTGCGGGACTCCTGCATGAACCTGTTGGCGGTGACCAAGGGCGCCATCTACATCTGCATGTCGTCGTCGGAGATTCACACGCTGCAGCGGGTGTTCCGCGAGGCGGGAGGGCACTGGTCCACGTTCGTCGTGTGGGCGAAGAACACTTTCACGATGGGGCGTTCCGATTACCAGCGCCAGTATGAACCGATTCTCTATGGATGGAAGGAAGGCACGGATCATTTCTGGTGCGGCGCCCGCGATCAGGGCGACGTGTGGTTCATCAAGAAGCCTTCGGTGAACGATCTGCACCCGACCATGAAACCGGTGGAGTTGGTGGAGCGCGCCATCAGGAACAGCAGCAAGGGCCGCGATACCGTGCTCGATCCATTCGGCGGCTCTGGCACGACGCTGATCGCGTGCGAGAAGTCCGGTCGCCAGGCGCGCGTGATTGAGTTGGACCCAAAGTACTGCGACGTGATCGTCACCAGGTGGCAGGAGTTCACCGGGAAGCAGGCGATGCACGCAGAGAACGGGCGCGCATTCGCGGACACGCGCAAGTCAGGAGAGGAGGATCCATGCCAACCCCTGGAATCATAGTGGCCGCGATGGCGGTCGCTCTGGTGGTAATCGGAGCACAGAAGACCGTGCATGGCGTGAAGAAGGTGGGTCACCAGATTGGATGCCTCGCGAAGACGGGGCACAAATGCCCGCCGAAGCCGCCCCCTGCAACGAGGAAGTAGCAGCCGCGGCGCCGGATCTCCAACGCGAGATGGCGCGCTGCCGCACTGAGATCGCCGCCGTCGAAGCCTTGCTGCGTGGCGGTCACACGGATGTACAGGGCCTCTGTCTGGCACTCTCGGACTGGTCCGCCGAGCTACGCATTCTGGAGAGGGAACGTGAACGATCATCTATTTCAGATTCTGATCCCGGTAACCGGGCTGGTGTCCGGGCTGATTGCAACCTATGTCAGCCTTCAGAATCGGGCGCTGCTGGCTGAGGTGCGGAAGGAACTCGCGGAGTTGGAGAATCGCATCATCGCGCGGATCAACGGCACCTATGTCCGCGCGGGGGAATGCAGGTTGCGCGAGGAACTGGTCCACGAAAGACTCGCCGCCATCGCCGAGGATCTGAAGAACAGAAACGCCGCCGGCGATTAGACCGGCGGCGCGTTTCGGTGTGGGGCTGTTACTGCGCAACCTTGTAAGCGCGCACCCCATCGGGACGCTTGAAGGATTCGACGGTGAGGCCCATCTTCTTTCCGAGGCTGCCGGAGATGAAGCCGCGGACGCTGTGAGCCTGCCAGTCGGTAGCGGACATGATGTCAGCGAGCGTCGCGCCGTCCGGGCGTTTCAGCATGTCGAGGACGATGGCTTTCTTGCTGCCGTCGCGCGCCGTGGGCGTGGCGTCCTTGGCGGTGGCGGCCTTGGTCGCCTTCGCCTTCTTCGGCGCAACCGGGGCGGCCTGTGGCGCGGGAGTTGGCGTCAGGGCTTGGATGGCCTTCCAGATGCGCGCGACCGCCGTCTTGCGGTCGGTGAACTTCTTGACCGGCTTCAGTTCGCCGAAGGGCGGCGCTCCGGCGAAGGCGTTCCAGACTTCGACGAACCGTGTGATGGGCCAGTCGGCGGACAGCTTTGCGAACTCCTTTTCGGTGGTGAAACGATCTTGGCCTTCTGAAATCTGCTCGGCGGCGGCGAAGGCAGTGATGTTGTTGTCGGTGTCTATGGTGAAAGTCGTCATGGTGGTCTCCTGATTCAGAATTCGATCTCGTCGGCGATCCGGCGCGCCTCTTCTTCAGTGAGGCGTTGCAGGCCTCCCTGCTTGATCCACTGGTCAACGGCATCCTGGACAGCGTTCCAGAAGTCCGTCTCGTTGTTGTCGAAGGGTCTCTCGAACGCCCCGCCGTAGCCGTTGGCGTCCGTGTAGTCGTGCAGTTCGCTGAAGGAGGCGCAAGTGCTGGGGACGGTCCCGGCGGCGACATCCGCGAGGATCTCGGCCTTGGCCCGTTCCACAACGCGGCGCAGTTCGTCGGCGCTGAAGTCCGGCAAGCGCGGGTTGCGGATTTGCTCGGGGCAGCCTCCAGCCGGCTTCACCTCCGAGCGGAGGCGGGCGGCTGTGCGGATGCGGATCTCGCGGCCGGTGGCAAGGTTGGTGCCGTACCATCCGCCGCGCGGGTGTTCGCGTGTGAGGCGAACCTTGGCCAGCGTGCCGCTGACCTTCACGATGTAGGTCGTGCCGATTTGTACGTTGTGTTTCTGCATGGTCAGTACTCCAGTCCTTTCCGGTCCACCGCGCTACGGTCGCCCAGGCTGGCCAGGACGTAGGCAAGTTCCTCTGTGACGCGGCCGAGGTCGCCAGCGTACCCCCAGTTGGCGGGTTCCTGAGTCTGGTCCTTCTGGTGTTGCTCCAGGCGGCTGGCGATGCGCTTCAGGAGGTTCTGGCACTCGGTGTGGCGTTCGGCGTAGCAGGCGGCGGCGGTTTGTCTGGTGGTCTTGGTGGTGCGTGGCATCGAACACATACATCACTTCAGTCGCGGCGAATAGCAACTCTGAAGTTCGATTCTTCAAAAGAAAGATTCACTGGGCGAACGTATGGCGATGATGGGCATTTCGCTTCGGGCCTACGCGCGGATGCGCGGGTGCAGTCTGCCCGCCGTTCAGAAGGCCATCGCCAGCAAGCGCATCACGACGCTGCCCGACGGGAGCATCGACCCGGAGCGCGCCAACCAGGAGTGGGCCAAAAACACTTTCGCCGGCCAGACGGTCAATCGAACGGCGGCCGCAGCACCGAAGGAACGGGTTTCCCCGATGCCCGAACCGCCGACAGCAACGGGCGATCCGGTTGCTCAATACCTGCGTGCCCGAGCGGTCAAAACGAGTTTCGAGGCGCGGACGGCACAGTTGGAATACGAGGAGCGAGCAGGCAAGCTGATCCAGGCGGTGCGCGCATCGGAGTATGCCGCGAGTTTCTCGGCCATCGTGAAGGACCACCTCCAGGCGCGTGCCGACCGTTTGGCGCCCATGCTGGCCGCCGTCAACGACGAGAAAGCCATCCATCGGCTACTGAAAAACGACGATGAGGCCGTGCTGCGCAAAGTGAGCAAAGCCATCGCGGACGCGGGTTTGTAACATGCATCCGTTCTCCATCCACGAAGTCGGAGCCGCGGCCATGCTGCCGCCGCGCGAGATTACCGTTTCGCAGTGGGCGGACGAGAACCGCGTGCTGACCGGCGGCGCGGCGGCCGAGCGGGGCCAGTGGCGCACGCGGCCTTACCAGCGCGAGCCGATGGACGTGCTCAGCCCCAGCCATCCCTGCCGCCAGGTCGTGGTGCTATCGGGAGCCCAAATCCTCAAGACGGAAGTGCTGCTCAATTTCATCGGCTTCATCGCCGATGTGGATCCGGGACCGGTGCTGGTGGTCGAGCCGCGCACGGAGGATGCCAAGGCTCTTTCGAAAGACCGCGTGGCGCCCATGTTTCGTGCGACTCCGGCACTCCGTGGGAAGATCGCGCCCGTTAAGTCGCGCGATTCGAGCAACACGACGCTGCACAAGGTTCTGGCCAATGGCGCAGGGCAAATAACGTTGACTGGGGCGATCTCGCCCTCGGGCCTGGCCATGCGGCCGATCCGGTATGCGCTGCTGGATGAGGTGGACCGTTACCCGGCGAGCGCGGGCACGGAGGGCGACCCGGTGTCGCTGGCGATCCAGCGCACCGCGGAGTTCGCCCACAACAAAAAGATCGTCATGGCTTCCACGCCGACGATCAAGGGCGTCAGCCGCATCGAGTTGGCGTGGCGGGAAAGCGACCAGCGCGATTACTTCGTGCCCTGCCCGCAGTGCGGATGCTTTCAGGTGCTCGCGTTCGGCGATGGCACTGGGCCGGGTGTGGTGTGGCCGGAAGGGAAACCCGAAGATGCTGCGTATCGTTGCGCCGAGTGCCGCGAGCTGATTCCTCACCGCTTAAAAGCTGAGATGGTGGAGCGCGGCGAGTACCGCGCGGCGAACCCATCCTCGCCGATTCCCGGATTCCGCGTCTCCCAGTTGATCTCGCCCAAGAAGTCCTGGGGCGAGATCGCGGTGGAGTTCCTGGCTGCCAAGAAGTCACCGGAAACGCTGAAAGCATTTCTGAACACGGTGCTTGCTGAACTGTGGGAGGAGACCCATGAGATAGCGACGGATGCCCACGCGTTGTGGAATCGCTGCGAGCCGTTCGAAGCCGAGGCGCCGGAAGGAGTCGCGCTGATCACGGCTGGTGTCGACGTGCAGGCCGACCGCCTGGAGATGGAGATCGCCGGATGGGGACGCGATGAAGAATCCTGGTCGATTGCTTATCACGTGATCCCCGGTGATGTTACGCGCAACGAGGTGTGGGAGCACTTGGAGGGCCTGCTGCTCTCCGAGTACCTGCACGCATCCGGGCTGCCGATGCGGATCGTCGCGACGTGCATCGACTGCGGGTTCAAGGATGCCACCGTGCTGCATTTCACGCGCGACCGTTACAACCGGCGTGTGTATGCCACCAAGGGACGCGCGGGCGAGTCGCCGATCTGGCCGCGCAAGCCGAGCCGTAAGAACCAGACGCCATTCTTCATGATCGGCGTGGATGCGGCGAAGACGGCGATCTATGACCGGCTGAAGCTCCGGGACGTGGGGCCGGGCTATTGCCACTTCCCGATCGGGCGAGACCTCGAGTACTTCGAGCAGTTGACCGCCGAGAGAAAGTTCACGCGCTACCACAACGGGTTTCCGAAGCAGGAATGGCGGAAGCCGGCTAACGCCCGCAACGAGGGGCTGGATGCGCGGGTCCTCGCGTACGCGGCGTTGCACGCGCTGTACGCCAGCGGCCTAAAACTGCCGGTTCATTGTGATCGCTTCGCCCGGATGGTGCAGGCGCGGCGGGGGGAGACGCCTCCGGCAGCTCCGGCCGTGATGAAGCCGGCCAACACCGAGCGGCCCGCCGCGCCTCCCACCGAGCGCGGCGAAGACCCATGGATACCGCGCCGCAACTGGTTTGGAAGGAATTGATATGGCTCTGACCATTCAGCAGTTGCAATCGAACCTGGACGCGGTCACGCAGGCCATCGGAGGCCCCACGCTCAAAGTCCGGTTCCCGGATGGGCGCGAGGTAACTTACCGCTCGACGGACGAACTACTGAAGGCGAAGGCCGCCATCGAAGAGGATATCCGCAAGACCAGCGGGCAGACCGGGAGCCGTGTCCGGTTCGCGCAGCATCAGCGTGGCGATGGTCCCACAGGCCCGACGCTGGACGACCGGTGGTAACGAAATGAATCTTCTCGATAAGGCCATCAGCATCGTGGCGCCGCGCGTTGCGCTGGAGCGTGTCCGCAGCCGCGTGGCGCTCGAACTGACCACGGGCTATCTGGGGCGCCACGCGCAGCGATTCCGTTACGAGGGCGCTACGGCTGGCCGTCGCGCACACGGCTGGTATGCCGCATCGACCGACGCCAACCTTGAGCTAATGGGGTCGCTCATCTGGCTCCGCAACCGCAGCCGCAATCTCATTCGCAACAATCCGTATGCGGCGCGCGCGGTAGAGGAACTGGCCGGGAATGTTGTTGGGACCGGGATCGTGCCAAAGGCCAAGACCGGCAACACGGCCATCGACAAGATCATCGACGCCGAGTGGCCGTTCTTCGCCGACGGCTGCGACACGCCGCAGCGCCTCGATTTCTATGGCATGCAGACGTTGACCGTCCGCACCATGGCGGAATCGGGAGAAGCGATTGTCCGTTTCCGGCCGCGACCCGCGGACGCCGGCCTGCGTATTCCTCTTCAGCTTCAAATGCTCGAAGCCGATTTCCTCGATCAGGCCCGCACCATGGGGCTGGTCAACGGCCATGTGATGGAGGGCGTGCAGTTCGACGAGATGGGGCGCCGCGTCGCCTACTGGTTGTTCAGTTACCACCCGGGCGGCGTGCTGATCCTCAACCCGCGCGGCGGCATTGTGAGCCAGCCCGTGCCAGCCGACCAGATCATGCACGTTTACCGCGTGCTCCGGCCTGGCCAGGTGCGCGGCGTGCCGTGGCTCGCGCCCGTGATGATGGCGCTCCGGGATCTTGACGATTACTGCGACGCGGAGCGGGTCCGCAAGAAGGTGGAAGCTTGTGTCACGGCGTTCGTGCAACAGCCGGAGGGCGTCGATGGCGATCCACTCGGCATCGCGGGAACCGATCCATCGAGCGGCCTCCCGGTCGAAAGCTTCCAGCCGGGGATGGTCGAGTATCTGAAGCCCGGCCAGGACATCAAGTTCAACAATCCGCCGGCGGCGGGCGGGTACCGCGAATACAAGATGACCGAGCTGCAGGGGATCATGGCCGGCATCGGCCTGCCCTACGAACTCGGCACGGGCGACATGTCGCAGGTGAATTACTCCTCCTGGCGCGGCGGAATGCTGGGCTTCCGCAACACGGTAGAGGCCTTTCGTTGGCTCACCCTGATCCCGCTATTCGCGATGCCTGTGTGGCGGCGGTTCATCGACACGCTGATTCTGCAGGGCAAGATTCCAAAATCCGCCGCGAACGATCCGCAGATCGGATTGCGGAGCGTGCAGTGGACCGCGCCGCGCTTCGAATCGGTCGATCCGGTGAAGGACGCGGAGGGGGTATTGAAGGACGTCCGCATGGGCCGCAAGACGTGGTTCGAGGCCGTGCTGGAGAACGGTTACGACCCTCCCACCCAGCTTCAGCAAATCGCGCTGTTTAACAAGCTCGTGGACAAATTCGAAATCATCCTGGATTCGGACCCGCGCAACACCACGCTCCGCGGGCAGGAGCAGCCGGCGGCAACGGAGGAGCGAACCCCGAGTAGCAAAGCGGCACCCACCAAGTCCAAGGGCCAAGGCTTCGCCTCGCTCTCGGAACAGGACCTGGGCATGGTGAAGGATCTGCTCGTCGCCGGCATGTCGCGCGCCGACAGCGGTTTCGAATCGGCCCCACGGCTGTACCGCGGCTAAAAACTCAACCACAAGGAAGGACGTTTATGAAAGGGAACCCACAGGTAATCGCCGGGCTTATGGAGTCGGCCAACACTGAAGGCTCCATGATGCTTCAGTATCTTCTCGATCAGCGCGATGTGAAGCGTCTCGGCCTGGATCTGGCCGATGGCCTCAAGCAGATGAAGGAGCAGTGCGAGGACCACATGAAGTGCCTGGTGAGCCGCGTGCTGTTCCTCGAAGGCGCGCCCACGATTGAGCTGAAGCCAGCCGCGACCCACGATAGCGTCACCGAGATTCTGAACGATGCGTTTGCCACCGAGCAGACTGCCATCGCGCGGTTCACAGATCTCTGCAAACAGTGCTACGACGCCGGCGACATGTCGAACTTCCATTTCTACCAGCACCTGGTGAAGTGGCACCGCGAAGGTGACGACAAGTTCAAGGGCCACGTCGCCTGGCTGCAGAAACAACTCTACCAGTTGAAGAAGCTGGGAGAAAACGACTACATCGCCGTCAGCGCGGTGAAGGATTAGGAGGCAAGATGCCGCTTCTACGAACCGACATATCCCCTGCGGGTACTGGCGCGCCGCCGACCGCGCAGGTTGACGCTGAGATCTTCTCCGCCGATGCGCAGGTGCTGCCGAGCACGGCCAATACCAAGGACGGCACCATCGATGTGGTCTGGTACAGCGGGGCGGCCGTCCCGAGGGTTGACCGCGCGACCGGCGAACCCTACATGCTCCAACTCGACATGCAGGGCTGCCGCTTCGACCGGTTGAACAACGGCGCACCGGTGTTCGATACCCATTTCACCGGGGACGATTTCAAATCTCTCATGGCGGGCAAAGTTGGCACGCGCGCCCAGTTGGGTGTGGTACGACGCGCCTGGCCCAATGGCGACAAGGGCATGGCCACCCTGCAATTCGATCTCGGCGATCCGGATGGCGCCGAGATGTTCCGCAAAGCCGGCGCCGGCATCCTGCAAAACCTCAGCTTCGGAACCTTCGTGTACAAACGCGAAAAGGTCGACGCGCAGACCGAGGGGATGCCGGAGGGCAAACCGCCATACCTGAATGACAAGGAAATCGGCATGTTCAAGGCCACCGATTGGGAGCCTTTCGAGATTTCGCCTTGCACGGTGCCGGCCGATTTCAACACGTGCTTTCTGAGCGCACAACCCAACGATTCAGTACGGGCAATCAGCCCACAAAAGGAGAAACCTGCAATGGAACAGACGACCACGCAGGACACGGGCGCGGATGCCCGTACTGTGAACGATCAGGCCCTTGCCGCCGCGCGTGAAGAGGCGGTCCAGGCCGAACGGGAGCGCGTCAGCGAAATCCAAACGCTGGGCGCGACCGCAATCAAATACGGGATCGACGAGACCGTCATCAGCGAATTCATCGCCAAGGGCGTGCCCGTCGATCAGGCACGGAAGGAACTATTCGCCCATCTCGCGACCAAGGGCCAGCAGGGAGTCCCGCCGCGCGCAGGCGCAGACGGCCCGGCATTCCCGATTCGCGGGGAGGGCGGCACGTCGGTAACCCGCGACGGTATGGAGCAGCGCCTTGCCTGCATGCAGATGGCTCTGCTACTGCGCGCGGATGGGCGCTTCTTCCTGGCGCGGCGCAGGGACCACAACGGCAACGAGACCGGGGAATATCTCGATGGTTACGGTCCCGAGCAGCAGCGGCGCGCCGTCGAGATGGCCCGCGAGTACCGCAATTTCAAGCTCATCGACATGGCGAAGGAAGCCCTGGAACTGCGCGGCACCAACCCGCGCGGAATGGATGTGACGCGGATTGCGGAGCTGGCGCTCCAGGGGTCCTCGCGGGGCCGGGAGTTCTTCGCGGGCGGCGCCGAATCGACCGCGGACTTCCCGGCGATCCTGGCCAACGTCGCCAACAAGACGTTGCGCCAGGGGTACGAAGCCTATCCGCGCACGTTCCAGCCCTTCTGCCGGCAGGTGACGGCGCAGGACTTCAAGCCCATCAACCGGGTGATGCTCGCCGACGCGCCCGTCTTGCAAGCGCTGAATGAGAAGGGCGAGTACCACCGCGCCAACCTGACCGACAACAACATCAACTATGCGCTCGGCACCTACGGCGAGATCGTGGCACTGACGCGCAAGGTCATCATCAATGACGACCTGCAGGCGTTCACCCGCGTTCCGGCGCTGCTCGGCGTGGCGGCGGCGCAGCTCGAATCGAACACCGTCTGGGGTATCATCACGTCGAACCCGGCGGCGGTGTACGCGGGCGACAAGAATTCCACCGCGCTCTTCCATGCCAATCACAGCAACTTGCTGACCGGCGTGGCCAGCGCCATCGATTCCACCGTTGCCAACTCCGCTCCGCTGACCGCGTTGGGCAAGGGGCGCGGCGCCATGCGGTTGCAGAAGGGACCGCAGGGCACTCCGCTGAACCTCATTCCGCGGTTCATTGCAGTGCCGACAGCGCTGGAGACTTACATGCTCCAGCTCGTGTACCCGATCAATATTGCGTCGGCGGATGCGACCAAGGTCGTGCCGGAGTGGGTGCGCAGCCTGATCCCGGTGGTCGAGCCGCGTCTCGATGCCGCCACGAACGGGACCACCGGCTGGTATCTGATCGCGGATCCGGCACAGATCGACACCGTGGAGTACTGCTACCTGGAAGGGCAGCAGGGCGTGTACATCGAAACCAAGCAGGGGTTCGAAGTGGATGGCGTCGAGATCAAGGCGCGCATGGATTTCGGCGCGGCGGCTCTCGACTATCGCGGGCTTCAGAAGAACGCCGGCCAGTAGGGCGTGGCGGCAT